CTTTTACTTTTTCTAATTCCGCTATAGTATCCTTTAATACGTTTTGCGCAAGCGCCCCGTATTTTTTTGTGTCCTCTATTTCATCAGCTCCTAATATTTTTGTGAGGTAGGCTTCAAAAGTTGTACCCGGTGCATCTTTTTCTTCTGGAGTTAATGATGTAATGTTTGTAATAAGTTTTTTATCAATATCTAAAAGCTCTTCTGTGTTTACATTTTTTATTCTTCCTGCTTTGTAAGCACGTATAGACTTGTCTTTTGGACTATTTTCTGCGTAGTGTGCGCGATAAAAATCATTTTCATCATTATTGTAAAGTAATAAAACATCAAGATCGTTTTCTTTTTTTGCTCTTTCCCATTCGTCAATCGCGTTTTTTACTGATGGAATATAAGTTTGTGTTTTGTAAAATTTTGTATCAACATCTCCTGTATTCCCTACATTATTTTTCTTACTTTCAAGTTCAGTAATAGTTGCATCAAGCTTTGTTTTTTGTTCTTCTAGATTTTCTTTAGTTAATGTTCCAGCTTGAAGGCCTGTTAGTAGGGTTGTTCCTGTTTCTCCTTGTTCTTCTAAGAGTTGAACAAGTTCTTCATTAGATTTAAATCCTGCTTGTGCTATAAACTTTTTAGTAAATTTTTTATCTGTTTCATTAAAAATTTTACTAGGTTCAGCTTTTAATGCGTTTTTTAAAGCTGCATTAACAATATCAAGTGTTCCTTCTGTTGCTGCAAATTCTGTATTTTTATAACTTTCTGATAAAGGAACAGGTGCATTCAATGCTTTCGTCGGATCCCAACGGCTTTTTAAAGGCAGTTTTTCATTACTGTAAAAAATATTAAAACTATTTTCAAGTTTTGTTTTTGTGGCTTCATCAACGTCTAACTGTTTTATAAATTCTCTTTGTGTTTTATAATCTTTTCCTACTGTATTGTTTGCTATATTTACAACGTTTTGGTATGCTTCATTTTTTTTAGTATTTGCGGTGTTTGTATCGGTATCATCAACACTTCTTGTTTTTGTTACTGATTTTTCATAAGGCGGAGGATAATGGCCTTTGCCTTGTTTGTACCATTTTCCATCCGCTCCCCATCCTTCATCTGTTGTCCATTCTGCTGCAGTTGTTTCTGTAGTGTCATAAGATTCGTCTTTTTTATTTTCTGTGTTTTCTGGTGTTATTACCCACCGCTGACCTTCAGGGTTTGTTGCTAGATATGAAAGTCCCATTAACTTGTCTGTTTATAATTCATATAATCACTAGTGTACTGGAAAAGATCAAGAACTTCTTGGTTTGTCCAGTCTTTGATTCGTTGGTATTTTTCATCACTAAAAAAATCTTGTGTCATGTACCATTCTTCCATCTTGGTGCTGCCTTTATGATTATTGCATTGCTGGCAAGAAGGTAAAAGATTATTTCTATTACTAGAGCCAGACCTGAAACGTGGGATAATGTGATCAAGACTTGTTGCAGTAGCACCACAATAACCACAGCAGTGATCCCAGGATTTGTATATCTCTTCTCGAAAACGTCTTTTAGCAAGCTTCGGGGTTAATTCAACCAGTAGGGCGAGAGGGTCATGCTCTGTTGCGAACATACTCTATAATTGCCATTACCTAATTTTAAGATAGCCCAATCTCTGTGACGAATAGTAAACTTATAAAGCCTTTGTTAAACCCTTGCTATCAGGTGTCCTTTTATGTATTGTAAATATGTACAAGGCCTTTTATTTTATGTGCACACCCACTGGATGGTTGACAACCAATCAAATGGCAGAAACGCTTGAAGTCCCTCGCACAGACCTATTGCGTATGCGAGATGATGGCACATTAAAGCTAGGACGTCACTATGCTGCATTCAAAGGTAAGACATACTCCAGGGGGAGTTACCTATGGAACCGCAGAGCTGTTCAGAAGACTATGAACAAGCAAGAGCAGGTTCTAGTACCTTCGATGCTTTAGAGGGCTTGTAGAAGGCTTTACGCATCTTATAGGCCAAGAGTAGTTCAAACACATTGCATTGAACTTCTTTGCATGCCATTGCTTTATAGATTAGTAACCAAGCATCTTTCCAACAGTCTTCAAGATCTGAAGGCTGTTTTTCTTTTAGTTGAAACAAGAAAACCCACTGCGGGTGCATGGGTCGAATTGGTTTCTTTTTGTTTTGGATGTTGATAGTACCATCTGGGTTCCAGGTAAAACCCCAGAGATGTTCAGCTTTTACACCAAAGGTGGCAAGCATTCCATAGAACCAGGCTAGCTTATAGGTTTTTCTGCTTTGTGCCAGCTGGAAAAAATCGTCAACTATCCTCTGATCTAGAGGAGGGGAAATTACATGGGTCATGGGAGGGGATCATATTTTTACCTGGACTATAGACAGAACCGACCCTGAATACAAGATTTGTCGGCCCTTAAACTTACAAGGTTTTTAACCTTTGTTGTATTATACTACAAAAAGTTAAAGGGAAGGTTTTTCACCTGAGGCTGGTACATATGTACGCCCTGTCTTGTCTATCATGGTGAACCCTGACAAGAATACGATTTGATTAGGAATATTAAATAGCTTTTGCAACATGGGTGCAACAGTTGGTGATTGACAATTGTAAGGAGGAACATCCATATAGCTTAAAGAATTCTTGGTTACTTGAAACGTTTCATATCTTTGTTGATTACTTTCTGCTTCTTGTACCAGGGTTTGTTCCCATTCCGCCATTGATTCATATTCAACAGGATAGTCGGAAGGTTCAGGGGGGAATACTTTTTCTGCAAACTTAAGTGCATATACATGCTTGCAATAACGCATCTCATCTAATACAGGTTCCCAGTAATCTCCCAAAGAAGTTATGACGTCTTGAGAAACAGTGTAGTCTTCGTATACAGGTAAACCATCTGGTTTGTTACCAGGGAGAGACGGAGCTTCTATATTACGTTTGTATGTAGCTCCAAAATCTTGATATATACCAGGGTTGTCTCTTGTTGATAAGCGGTTTACTGCTGATGTTGCAATTGAATCAGGTAGTACAAACGATGCAGCAGGCGCTTCTACATTCAAAGATCTGTTTTCTAAAGATGTTACCATTGCATTATTGTTATATACGCCGTCACTTAAAGTGTCTTCGTGTCTTCCTGGCTTAACAGAAGCAACACTAGAGTGAGGAAAGTATTTTCTCCTTTTAGTTTTACTTGTATCATTGATTGTTGTCATAAAGGTATATTCTCTGCGTGTAAAATCTTGACACGTGCAGGCATACCTATTACCTGTCAATAGGAATCGTCCAATAGCAGGAGGTTTTGTCGAGGGGGTTAAGAATTGTTTATCATGTGTGACTTCTACCGACCCTGCCTTCTTTAGTTTTAGGACGCCTGTGTCTTCAATGACATCTACCAAAACAGCCTGTACATAACCATATCTTCTTTGTGTATCTGGATTAATAGAATCAGGTGTGAGTACTTCGCCACTAACAGTGAGGATTCTATCTTCTAGTATTTCACCGTTAGTTGGTTTCAAAGGTGTTGTTATACCAGATACCGTGGCAAATAAAGGAGAAGGTAAAGGATTACCTGAGCTCCAGGTTCCGGCTAATTGTACGTACCAATAAGAAGAATCTTCTGTTACACCTGCGATAGAAAGCCTGGTGCCAGCTGAATCAAGTAAATTATCTGTACGCATATTCCCACCTCGTCTTAATCCAGTCCAATGCATTCCAAATTCTTTTGTTCGAGTTGGAAAACCTTTAAATGCACCTGAGACAATAGATGTCGGATTAGAACCGGAGGGAGTTATTGTTCCAGAAGGGAAGGGAATATTATAAATAAATTTGAATTCATATGGGTTGTTATAGATATTAGAAGAATATATTTCATAGCCACGACGCCATCTAGCCCATGCTGATTCTCTGTTTAATACAGTAATTGAACCTGGTACACCACCTTGTGAAAATTCTGTGGTGATCGGTTTTATTTCAAAAGGTTTAAAGTCTTCTTGTCTACCAAAAGATCCAAAACTATCTTTACCTTTAAAAGGCATTGTTAGAAGAAACCACCTTGCGCATACACATAGGCCCCTGGAGTATACCCACCAACATTAGGCCCATCAGGAAAAACACCTACGTATAAACGGTCGCCCCGTTCCAGGTAGATTCCTTTATTACGTAGTGGTGCAGTACTACCTAAGCCGTTGGTATTACCAGCAGACATCACAGGAGCAGCCAACTGGGGCATCACATCAGAGCAATCAATCACACCGCTACCATCAGGAACAGTCTTAGCAAATAATATGTGGTAGTCAAAAGATGCGGGGATTGGTACTGTTGTACCACGGGTTTGATAGAAGACAAACGTTACGGCAGGTTGTTGCCCATAGGATACACCTTTATATGTAAAGCCTGAGGAGGTGCCACCTGAGTAACGTAGTGTTGTGTTAACGCCTGTTAATGTAGTTGATCCTGTATATGTGTAATAACCAATACCGCTTTCAACAACACCTGCACCAGTGAAACTTCCTGTTGTTGTTACATTGATAACTTGACCACTGGCAATTGAAACTACCGTGCCTGATGTACCTGCACTCAGGGTGTAATCTGCTGGCCTATAGAAATCACTGCGGGCGATTGTAATAGCGTCTACAACAACACCATTGTTCGTGTCATCACTAAGAGCTGCATCCACATCAACAAGGATAGAAGGAATCTGCCCACCTTGTACCTCTAGTGTATTGGAGCCTGCACTACCAACTGTCTGTGTTGTTACACGTACAGTATCAAATAAAGGACGATCAATAAACAGTGGTTGTTTATTTGTGGAAGTAGATGACAAGTTCCTTACCTTAATTCTTCGTATTTAAATTCTAGCTTATTGAACTTTAATATGGTCTAGTTTGATTCAGAAGTTGAGCAAACAGATTGGTATCGTCTTCTTCAGGTTGAATCAAACTAGTTAAAAGTTCTTTTTGCATGATGTTTTCCAATGTTTCTTTACCAAATAAATTACCCCCTGCAACAAGATTTTCTAACCCCAGAGCAGAAGAAACTTCTTTAGGCTTTGCTGGTGGTACATTAACTTTATTAAACTCAGACTCATAGATTTTTTTTAATTCATTAAATGCTTTTACGGGCTGTCCGTAATAACTAGTTCCTTTTAAAGTAGGTAACGATGCCCATTCAGGAGCTAATTTATTTAACAGTTGCGGGGTTAATGGTTGATTTGGATCTACTCCACGGTCTTTGATTAATTGAATAGCGCCAAGGTCTTGCGAACCAGGGGAGAAATCAGGAAGTTTTAATCGGGTTGCCACACCTTTCCAGGTGTTAGGCATGAATTGATATGCGCCAGCGGCAGCGGAAGCATAGCCACCTCCTCTTACCACTTTATTAGGATGGCCTTTAGATGGGTCAAATTGACCACCTCCGAACATTGTTGTATATCCTTTTATTGGATCTGCTGTTCCTTCCGCGTAACGAATGACGTTTAGGAGAGCCCGCATGCGCGGTGTAATTGGTGCCATTTTAGTTTCTTTGTCCTTGACTTAGTAAACGCACAGCAAGTCCTGGGTTAGCTTTAGCCCAGGCTGCAAAGTTTTCAGGTGTCATACCTGCTCCTGCCCCTGCTTCTTGTAACTGGGGTACTAAGGTTCCAGCTTGTCTTAATTCTTGACCGTAGGCTTGTTCTAATCCATATCTAGCTGCTAATTCATTTGGATATCCTTGGAAGTCTGGAGACATAGGATCAGGTGTTGCATATTGTTGTTTAGCATTATTTAATTGTGTTCGATAATTACGTTCTTCTATTGCACGTCGTTGATCCAATGTTCCTGCACCTGTGTTTAGAGTGCCTGCTTGCGTAAGCTCTGGATCAGCAGGAGGAAGATCGGGGCGAGGTGGTGCATCAGCCTGCTTTACAAAAATAGGTTTTTGTTGGTTGCCAGGGATGTAACGTCCTGCGTCAGTACGGTTTGTATTAAATTCTTGGTCACGAGCTTTGATATTGGCGTACTCCTGTAACAAATCCTTATTTGAAGTCCGTGGCATTATTTTATCCATATTGTCTACTATGCTAGGTAACAGCGAAAAAGGACCTCCTGTAAGCATACGTGCTGCACCGTAGGCGGCTCCTGCAGGAGAAAGGAGTCCTCCTAATTGGTTTTGCTGTACGGATCCTTTGTAAGCTGTCTGTGCTGAATCAATTAATCCTCCGAGTGGACCTCCTATCTTAAGTCCCATCTTTACTACACCCATTGGTGTTGTTACTTTATTTAAATTTTGAATTAGACCACCGACACCGCCAACAGAATTAAACGCTTGTTTTGGAAGAAGCGCTTCAGCAACATTTTGCATGCCTCCTCCTGCTCTGTTAGCAACGCCAGAAGAAAGTTTACTCCCATATTCTGGTAGATCTGATAGAAATGGTTTCCCCATAACCATGCTGTTAAGGCGATTAAATAAACCACCCCTTTGTATAGGTACATAATTATCTGCAACACTAGTTCCGACGGACCTTTCTATACCTGAAACACGTTTAATACCTGATGCTCCAATACTTTGTAATAACTTTTGAAATGGATCCATAATACTACCTGTGGTTTACGTGAAGATAAAGATTACTACCTACGGCAGTATCAGCAGGCCCTGGTAATGCTTGAATATATTCAGCACCTGAACGTTCGTAACGATATCGAGCTTGGAATGGATCTTTATAATTTGGTACATAAAGAATCATCGCTAGCCGATTTGTTTCATACAAGTATATTTCATCCCATACTTTAAGAGCTTCTTTTGCATTAGAAGATCGAATAGTACGGTCTACGTCTCCTAGAATACTTTCAATCCTAGTAGAAGGGGAACTTGCAACTTCAGTTTTCTTTTCTGCTGTATCACAACGTCCAACCTGAATAGTAATCTTATTGTAGAAATAAGAATCAGGTATAGTATTCATTGCTTCTTCCAGACGAGCGTAGTCTCCTGCTGGAATAGAAACAGTAAAATAACCTAGATGGTACCTTACTCTACTTTTGTCAAAATCAGATAGCTGCACTTCTTGTTACCATCATTCTTTTATTATAGGTGTAATAAATCAATCTTATGCTTCATACGGATTTTGCATCATATAACTCATTAGAAAATCAGTAGTTGGATCACTTTTTGGTTTTAATAAAGAACCCATTAAATCTCCATATAAACCCATTGAACTACTTCTATCTCTTTTGGCTTGACCAAATAAGGTATTTAGTAATCCTAACGTTGCTAAAGCACCTATCCCTTGCCCTTCTTGTTTACCTTGATTATAAGTAACATAATCAGAAGGCGGTAATGCAGGTGCTGCTGGTTTTGAATTTAAATTTGATGCATATACCTGCGCTTCTGGCCCCAGCTTACTCATATGTCCAAAACCTAATTCATATTTATTATCTGCTGTTCTAAACGTCATTAAGTTACCGTAACCACCTGCTGATGGTACAGGTAATGCTTTACCATAACCTTGTAAATAAACCGGTGTTCCAGCTGCGCCACCAAAATCGATACCTTTATGATCAGTCGATGCTCCTGCCGTTGGTGCTGTCCTTTTGCCAAACGGTGAGGTAACCACTAATCCTGTATCTGGATTCCACTCAAAACCACCCGTAGAAGTGCGTCTAACCAAAGGAGTTCTTTTCTCTCCTATCTGAATCCCGGTTAAAGCGCTTTTAATTGTCGATGGATCAATATAAGAACCTGTCTTTAAATCTTTAACGTATTTATGAATATGAGGACCAGTAGCTGTACCAGTACTGCCAATATTTCCTACAAAGAACCTACCACCTGAGTTTGCCATTTTACTACTTTATTTCAATTCTAAAATGAAGAAGCCCCACCGAAGCAGGGCTTATATCACACGCGTACCAGGTTAGCAGCAAATACAGAGTCCCAATCAACACGTTTGATCTGTTTTAACTGATCTAGATTGCTGAACTTTTCACCAGAAAGACTCATCTGTATGTCTTTAATCTCACGTGCTGTCTTGAGACCAATCCCTTTAATATGATCAGCAATCATTTGAGCGGTTGCTGAATTAATATTCAAGCGATGATCTGGGGGAAAAGCACGGGGCGCTTCCTTTGCTGCTTTATCTTTTACCTGTAGAGTCTTAACCGTTTTAGTGGCTGACTCATCCGGCTTGATCTCAGTCTTGTATACGGTATAAAGGCGACCGTCCTGATCTTCGACCATGAACCATTCGCCGTTATCCCATTCACTAATAACTTTGACCCGAGCGCCGGTTTTGGTGTGTTGATAAAGCATGGGTACCAGGTGTTCTGGTATTAGTTTACCCTAATTAAGTCGAACTGACGGTCCGATTATTAAGATAAGCTTCCAAATCACTGTAATCAGGGGCGTTATCCGGAACCAGGTAGCAAACTTCCACAAACAGATAACCGGTTAAACCAGCATTTTTGTCTGCTTGTGAGATGTACACACCGCCTGAAACAGCAGTGGCATCACCAGAAGCTTTAGAGTATACCTTAAAGGTTGTAGCAGAAGTGATCTGTTTGTATACAGCGCCACTGTTTACGAAACCTGAACCAGCTGTAACTTGTAGACCTGAGGCAGGTCCAATAAATACAGGAACTGAACCAAAGGCTTGATTACCACCTGCAAAATAAACAGTACCTGCACCTTCACCTGAAACAGTAGAAGATAATACAGCAGCAGCAACTGATTCACCAGAAGCAGCAACTGGACCAGAACTGTCACGACCAAAAGCAATTACGTTACCTGTAGTGTTATACACACCAGAAGCAACACGATTGTCTCCCCAGCCAGAACCAACGGAGATTGCAGCGCGGTAAACATAGCCTGCTTGGGTGGAGTTGCCACTGATTACCATTCCGGTAATATCAGTACGGGTATCATCTTGCCTGTAAGGAGATGGGATGATAACACTCATGGTTTGACCATAAGTAGCAGAATCACCAGACACCCAGGTTACAGGAACATAACCACGTTGCTGAAAGTAACGATAGCCAGGGATAGCTAGAACAGATGTAGGACCAGCCTTAGACGCATCTGCACTTCCACCAGCGCCAGTGGAATCAAAGTTTTTGTACCAGCCATTAAGAGCTTCTACCCAGTTACCAGGGTAGATCTTTTTGGAAGTCAAATAAGTCATTTATTTCTCCTTGTTGTTTTATTTATTGTATCAAAGAACGCCGTCATCGCTGACGAAGCTGTAAGCAGTGGTAACAAAGTCCTTGTTCAGGATTTCAAAACCAGCATACAGTTGCCAGATAAGAATGATAAAGCGGCTGAAGTCATCATTGTTGTTAATGAGAACTTGAGCATTAGGACCGCCTACACCAACACCTACTGCTTGAGGACCAAAGAAGAAACCTTGGGCTACTTCCTGGGAAGTATAAGCAGGAGCGTCAGTAAAGCTAGCTGTAATATTCTTGGTTGGGAAGTTGGTAGATTCATAGAATTTAACACCTTCAAACTGAACGCCAGTAGGCATTACAGGTTCACCAGCCAGGAAGTAACCTTGGCCCGCTTGAGGACCTTGATAGAAGCTAGCGTTATTAGGCATCATGGGATTGCCAGACATATACATGCCTTGGCCAGGATTACCTGAATAACGTGCGATTTCACGGAAGTCAGCATCACGACGCAAGTGCATCATGAATGTAGGATCGCAAATACAACGATACAAACCATCAGAGAAGGTAGGAACGTTGCGCTTACGGAGATCCTTAACTACATTCAACAGGTCGGTAGATACGTGGAACTGTTGTGAGTTAGCTGTGTACTGAGCAGTGGTGTAAGAAATACGGCCACTGGAATCCTTAGCCGCGCCAGTTGGGAAATAGTAACCACCTTGTGATGTTGATGCTTCGCCATTAGCTTCTGCTTTGGCTAATTCATCAATAAACACACGATCACGCCAACGGCGATAATCATCAAGAAGTGTAAGGGAGCCAATAGACTGGTGGAACATATTCAGATTACCTGTGTCCAGCAACATGCGCTGAGCAGTAATCAGAGTTTCACGAGCAATCTTAAAGGTACTGGGTTGAGTAGGATCAGAAGGATCCGCAGGGCCAGTGTATTCCTTAAGCACCACAAGGACTTTCTCCTTAGTGATGTTACGGCTGTTAGCAGTACCAATGGTTTGATCGGAAATACGTTCGCGGCTATCCTTAGTACCAGGAGTGCCCCAGAATTTGTAGCGATCAAGTTGAACGGTTTGACCAGGCTGACGAGTAAAGTCATGAACCACTACTGGTTCTACGGCCATCTCGCAGATGTAAGCAGGGTGAGGACGGTAAAGTTCTGCACCTAAGATTTTTGGAAAATCGGTATCAATAAACACTTTAGTTTATCCTCCTATATTGCAGGATGTATGGTGAAAAGATTCAGACGTACAACTGTCTTTATCTATGAAAATTTTAGCAGGTATTAATTTAACTATCGTTGATAGTTACTAATACCCGCAGTGCCTGTTGTTTGTTTGTACCGGGCACCTGGTGAATTACTAGATCCGTAAGATTCAGGATCAATACGTTGATCTGTAAATCCTGGCACACCCATAGAGCCAGGGATGGCTCCAAGGGCAACACCTCCTAGACCAGCGAGACCAGCGGCAGCAGGAACAGCGAGACCAGTAATACCTTTTTGAATAGTGCGTTCAAAAGGAGTACCTTGTGTCTGGCCAGCCA